CATATTGCTTCGATAAGACTCAACTTCATACGAATAATTGTCAGGTGCAATGTGAGGGAAATCAGTGGGTAATTCTAACATAATCAACGGATGTAGAGATATGAACCCGCCCAGTCAGCACGTTCAAACATTTCCTCACGAGATTCAATGTTTAGAACATTGTAACGTACACCTTTTGCAGGTGCTTTGAATGATGCTGCTTTGAAAACATCACCAGTCTTTTGATCAATGAAAGCATGAACACTGCGAGAACCACCACCAGTCTCCATGATCAGTTTGTGATACTTACGACCAGACTCAATGTAAAACTTATAACCAGAATCTTTACCGTTGTTGCGTGACTTAAAGTTCTCAATGAGTGCATCACACAACATCAAAGCATATTTACGCACATTTAATTGAATGGTGTTGCGAGCATCTTGCTGTTGTTTGAACTCAGTGAAGGTCATGAACTCTTTTGCTGATGAACTTATTATAGGGCATGATGGGGAGCTTTTATGCTCCCCTGTGCCACTTATGCAACTGGTCCAGCAGGGATGGGAACTTCCATCACATTGTTTTTAGTATAAGGATTAGGACGAACATCGTGACAAATCCATTCACCATTTACATAGTGATAAGTATACTCTGCACCGTAATTATCGTCAGCAGCACACAAGAACTCATTGAGATCTTTGTAGAGATTAGGTGCATTATTCTCCAGAGATTCACCACGCATGGTGTAATGGAGGGGACCAGATTCAGGCAGAGTTTCATAGTTCCAACCTGCATTAGTCCAAGTGCATGACATATCACCACCGTCGATCAGTTTGCTAACTTTATCTGCGGTGTCGAACTTATCACGCAAGATCCGACCATTGAACTCAGGATAACCATCATAGTGGCAATATACGCCCAAGATGCTACCATCCTTGAGTTGCTTGCCGATGAGGGAACGAGTGCCCATGGTGCCTTTGGTTGATTACTCTGTAATTATAGCAGCGGGGTTCCCGCAGAACCCGCATTGTGTGCCACTAGGTCAACCGTCACAGTTTGCCTCCTACAACACCATCATTAACTATCCTACTTTGATTATCATCCCACCCCTCTTGTTTGCCCTTTAAGTAAAAGCGAGTCATGGTAATACAGTCATGCTCGGTTAAACCACTCACCAAAGGTTTGTCTTCTTTGTCATAACTGGTCCAGAGAACATCCTCTTTGATGTAGAACACATCGTCAATTAGTTTCTTGTCCGTCATCAGTTTTTTTGTTAAATCCAAAGGGTGCAAGTTCTTCTTCGGCACGAAGTTTATGTGCCAGAGTGCATACAGTTTCCATGACCTTCAATGTATCTTCAATGGTTGAAGTTTCAGGCATTTGACGATGCACAATGTCAAATAATGGGAAGAATTGTTCTGCTGCTGCAAAAACTTCATCCTGTGTAAGTGGTTTGCTCATGATACTATCTCCTGTTCAAGATTGCTAAGTTGACGCTTAATTTCGTAGTAAACTGAGGTGAGATGAAGATTCATATACTGCTCAAATTCATTACCTTCAACTAACTTGATGGCACTTGTTACATGATTCAGTGTGGTTTGTAAAATGTCTTCGGTCATTGGGTCACCTCGTTAAGAACTTTGCCTGCATTTTCCCAAATCATTTTGAAGATGGCACTAGAATTTGCCTCAACTTTAACATCAAGAACATTGGAAACACCATCGTAAATCATATACACGTCACCAGGTTTTACACTGAAAGAGATACGAGCAGCACCAGACTTGAATGGTTTGTTGTAAAATACCTGAGTATCAACAACAGCAATTCTAGCACACATTGGGTCGATTAGGATGTACGACTGTGCCTTAGATGTGAACTTGGATGAACCTTGCGCGGTCTTCTTAATGTCCCATTGTTTAGAATAAAACAGTGCTTTTTTGCTCTTTTGTGGTAAAAACCCATTTACCTGCGTTTTCACGTCAGTCAGGTGCTCTAGACCATAAAGCGCATCGGGATCGTTGAAATCTTCTTTTGTGTTAGCTTTCAGGGCAACATGTGTCCCTACAGTATCAATGAAACCATATTCGATAGTTTCACCACGGGCAAAACAGTCCATTCCATGCGCCAAAGGGTACTGGAGTGCAACAATCCGTGCCTGATTGCAGAAATTTTGATAAACTTCCGCAGGCACAGAGCGGAGGTCTTGAACCAGTTGAGTGACAGTTTCCATTACAAGTTTTTTTGGTGTTCGATAATGACTTTCATTCCCTGATGTCCATGGTCATCAATAAATGGAATAAACTGAGGTTTCATAGAATCTTTCCATGTAATTTCTAGTTCCATTTCTTTCTGTGCTACCACATAATTTCCCTTTGATTTGTCTTTACCAAACCCAGCAGTCCATGACTTTTTCTTAATACGAAGAACAGAATGATGTGCCATGATTAACGACGAATGGTGGAGATAGCAGCATCACCCTGCTCAAAGATGATGTCAACGACTTTCTGAACTTTGGCAGCAGTGTTGATACCAACATTGCCAAATACGGGGACATTGACAAGTCCAAAGGTCTTGCCTTCACCCAGACGGATAACACGACCCACAGTTTGTGCGATCTCGATGTAATCCATGCCACGCAACATGATGCAGGCAGAGAGACCGTGGACGTTGATTCCTTCAGACAAAATAGAGTGGTGCATGACAACAAACTTCTTGTTTGCATCACGACCCCACTCATTCATGGTGTCGAAGAACTTCTCACGGTCAACTTTTACACCATCAATAAATGCACCGTGCTTGGAAGTAATCCACATCACGGAGTAACCTTTCTCGTGCATCTTGCCGATGAAAGGAGACTGACTGACAACATTGATGATGTCTTTAGTCTTCTTGGCACAAATAAGAACCTTTTGCATGTTCTCATTGCCGTCGATAGACTCTAGCAGGTGATCACAATCACGTTCGTAAATGGTTTGACCAATGCCCACATTCTTCAGTTCCTGAACAACAACCTTAGGAGGGAGAATGTAACCACCCTCAACAAGTTCAGGAGCGGGAACTTGCTCAATCACCTCACCATAAACCTCAGCATCATTCATGCCTGGTTTAGTGATAGTGGCAGAATGTTTGGGAGTTGCAGTAAAGAAGAAGGAACGATCTGCAATGGCACTGAAATACTCAACGGCAGGAAAGAAGTTCCGCTTCACACTATTGTGTGCTTCGTCGAAGTAAATAGTGTCTGCAAAAACATTTGCAGATTGTACACGACGCAGCGAATTGTAGGTGGTAAAGATAAGACGTGGTGCATCGTTGTTCTTCTCCCACCAACCACGAATCTCATGGGGTTTGGTAGAAGAATAGTGATGAGTTTCACCACTATGAACGTGCATCACATTTGCATCAGTGATGAACTCAAGAAACTCAGAAGAGAGTTGCTCAGCAAGCATAATGCGAGGAGCAACAACAATAAAGGTAGGATTCTTGCCGTGCAATGCGTTCATCAACATGCGGCAATCTTCAATCATGCAGATAGTCTTACCACCACCCGTAGGGACGATGATCTGACCTTTATCATGCACCAGCATGGCATCCAAAGCACGTTGCTGGTGGGGTCGCAGTTGCATTAGGTGTCTTTCCTTGTTGAATACAGTATAACCCCCCAGGAGGGCATCCTGAGGGGTCTGGTGGACGGTTTAACCTACTGTCACAGGAGTTGGATTGCTTCCGTTTCTCCCTCGATCTGAGGCATTGCCCAAACTTCAATGGGAAGATCTTGAATAGTAATCTCTGGCAGGTTAACCATACCAGCAGTGAGTTGAGTTACCTTAACGGTAGCAAATCCAAGGTGATCGTTGAAGATCTCTGCCATAATGTCGATGATTTGCTTACGCTCTAACTCAATCTCTTGCTCATGCTCTGCATTGCTCATGACAATGACACGGACCATTTCCTGCTTCTTAAATGCAGCAAATGCGTGACGAATAATATCACCAGCATAACGCCAAGCATACTGTTCCTGGATGACTTTAGACCTCACAGCAACACCATCTACTGATGAGTAGTTGTTAGTTCCAAAGAAAGGATTGCTCTTGATCCATGCAGTCTGTTCTTCCTTGGTGGTGTTAAACACCTTGCAAGACTTGGTGTTACGGTTAAGAATTGCCTTACGGATTTGGGTGATGGTTCCCTTTGCTGCAAACCTAGAAGTGACGCCAGTCACACTCAGAAGTTCGTCAACAATAGTATTAGAGAGGGGAAGATCTTCACTCTCAATGACCATCTTGACGGAGTTAGAAAAATCCTCCATCTTTGCATTAGTCGTGCCATCAATGGCATTAGCAAACAAACCCATCAATGTCATCACTGAATTGAGGGAAAGTCCATCAAGAATGGGATTTCCAGTCTCCTTACGTCCGTAAAGGGCAACAGGAACTTGAGGATAGTTGTTACGCTTACAGGCAGCAAAAGTATGCCGTCCGTCAAAGAGTTCTTCACCCTCAGGACCAGAATGTACGCACAAAGGCCAACGCTTTGTTGCCCAACCTTCGCTTGTTGATGCTACCAGTGCATCAAAATTACCCTTGCTGCGCTCTGTCTTGCGTGGATAGTTTGCTTTTGTGGTTTGCAACTTTGCGGGTTTACGAGCACCAAACCCTTTGAAATCCAACAAAGGATAGTCAGGACTGTCAAGGTGATCTAGTTCCACCATTTCGGGAACTTCTGTCTTAGCAGTGATTTTGATTTTTTTCATGATTTTTAGAATAAAGGACGATTGCTCATCACGAGGATTGAGACATCTGATCAGTGAACTGATCATGTGGTTATTATAGCAGGGTTGATCTGAGACTGTCAACAGGGTAGACCGATAAAGGTTCCTTATGGGTCTCTGAGTAATCCTTAAGATACTCTGACCAACCTTAGCAAAGGTATTCTAGTGGAATATCATTCTCCTGTCAAGCATAACTAATAGGTGTTTGATAATTTGTTGTGAAACTAAAAGTTCCATATTGGTATTACACCAAAGCATTTTCTGATGAAGAGTGCGATGAGATAATTAAATCGGGTATTCGTAAGATTGAAATTGATCAAGAAGCATCAAAGGCAAAAGTTCAGTCTGATGGTACAAAAGACGGAACAATTGATATACCTACTAGAGACTGTCAAATAACCTGGTTAGATGACACTTGGTTATACAAACGAGTAGAGAACATGATCATCCATGCCAACGAAGAAGCGGGTTGGGATTGGACAATTCAGTCCATGGAAAAACTACAATTTGTGCGATATGGTCTAAATGAACATTACTCTTGGCATGTGGACGGTTCATCTGACAAATTTGATGTATACACAGATCCTAACAAACCAAATTACTTTGGAAAAATCAGGAAGATCAGTGTAAGTATCAATTTATCTGACCCAAATGACTATGATGGTGGTGAACTATTATTCGTCGAAAACAATATCAAGGCAGGGGTTTCTCTAGATGACATGATCTATTCCCCTCAAGAATTTAACGACAAAGGTTCCTCTGTTGTGTTCCCTAGTTTTGCTCATCATAGGGTCACTCCAGTTACGAGAGGAATTAGATATAGTTTAGTCGCTTGGATTTTAGGTCCCCCATGGAAATAGACATCAATCTTGATCTGCTGTCAAGGATTGTTTTTTATTTCCGTATTGATCTATTTCAAATATATTACCGTCTTCATCTTCTTCAGCAAAAAATGGAAGATCTACATCATCATATGCTCTATCTGGAGCACCACTATCAATCCATTTATTAAACTCAGTTTCATCCTCTCCCCATTTACCTATGGGACAAGATTCGTAACCTGGCATAACCTTAAATCTGGCAACACAACCACATTCAACACACCTATCTTGCTTCAGGTCATATTTTTCACAACCTTGACAAATCTTATATCTCTC